CTATCACCATAGATCTGGACCAGTGGCACGCCGTCGTTCTTGTCAAACCCGTCCGCCTCGATGAACGTGGACAGCTTAGCCAGCGTCATCTTGAAACCCACCAACCGGCAGGCACTGATCATGGCCGCGCGGAACGCCGCAGCATTCATCCCCTCCCAGCCCTCGGGCGAACGGTAACGGGCCTCCTCCGCCTCTTTGTCGTAGTCGCGCGCACTACGCTCCTTCTTATTCTTTGCCGACGAACCCTCGGCCATCTTGGCCATCAGCTCGGCCTTCTTGCTGAACCGCTCCACCACCAGCGGGGCAGTGCCCTCAATGATGAACTGGATCGTGCCAAACTTCGGCGGGGAAATAACACCAGACTCTTCTTTAACGCTCATTGCTAACTCCTGTTTGTTGATTGATGAATGACAGTCTTGCTGCTGCCATGTGCAGAAATGTACGCTTATGTGCACCACCCGTCAACAAAAAAATGTCACCTAAGTGACAGCTACTTTGTATTTAGTACTTGGGTTTGCAGATATACGAGAACAGAGAGTACCGTTGTTTGCCGAAGGATTGACTTCCTTGGTGGACGCAAGGCTCGGCTGGCAAAACTCTGCCTAGGGGAGACATCATCTCCACCCAGGCGTCATTCCACTTCCCCGGAGCCACAGCTTAGTCTTCCGTGTGGAACTGCGTCGTGCCAAGCGCGCAATCTCTGTATGCTTTCCGCCCCTAGCGGCGTCTAGCCCGGCCATACAGATCTGCCCCATCGCCCGCAAGTCTCCCCACGGATAGAACAGATAACTCCCCCGGTTGCGCCATGCAGCTTCTTTGCGCTCTCGTCTCTGATCAGAACGTTGTAGGGATGGTGCTGCCGGCCTACGCTTGCGCTTCCTCCAGCTACCCCATGCCATCCCAAAACCCGATAGATCTCAGTGACAAAGTTGAAGTGGAGGGAGTGGTAACGTTACCAATGAAAAAAGCCGCTTACAACTGCGTCCGGTCGGAGCCTTATCTAAAAACACTACCGGCTCTTAGATAAAGCGGAACGCATGTGTAAACGGCCTTAATTTTTGTCGCCTCCGACAGCAACAATTCCACTGTATCTGGCGGTGGAAATCTATGTCAAGTGTTGAGCTCGATTCGGCTTTCAACTAGGCAGGCAGGAAAGCCAGAAAACCACCTGCGTCGGCATCCTCGACTGCTGGCTTAACACCCAACACGGCTGGGGATTGCTCACATAAAGCAGTGGCGGCATGAACAACACTTGTAAAAGCGTCCCCGGCGCTAACCCGGTTCAATCCCCATGCGTCTTGATCCTGTAAAAAAAGTGGGGCCATCTCAGACCCCACAATCCCTCAACAGGAGAAGCAATGAAACGCGGCAACTGCTTACCGCCCCTCCACTTTATCTCATACCCAATACCACAGCAATCGCCTCGTCCACAGAGTTGACTATTGCCAGCGTACCACCCCGCCACTCGTCAAAGAACTTCTGCTCGGCCGGCGTAAGCACGCGCGCAGACGGCGGCTTCCTCCCATCCTTCACCTCCAGCAACGCAGTCTTTCCCTGAAACCCTACAAGCAGGTCGGGTATCCCTTCGCCCTGGCTGATCACCCTCACGGTAGCCCCGATCACTCGGAGAGCCTCCACTATTTGGGTCTGATTTGCGTCTGTTCGTGCGGCACGTCTCATATGTAACAGGTAGGTGTTGACGGATGCAATATGTTTGATATACTTATCAGCCCAAGACCAAAAAGGAATAGCAATGGACAAGAAGCGACTGAATGCCGATCTCGAGGCGGCTCGAGACTTGGCGGCGGATATCGTCAACATCGTACAGGAAAAGGAGGAGAGCGCAAACGTTGCTTTGTTCGCCCTTGCTATTGCTTATACGACCCTTGGAAAGGCGATGGACCATGAGTTCTTTGAACTGATGGACATCTCAATGACCGTGTACAAGAGGACCAGCATCATAGAAGGAGAAAGCGAATGAAGAACTGCCCTGACTGTGGGATCGAGAATCCCGACGACCAGCACACCTGCATCGAGTACGAGCGCAATGAGAACCGCAGACTGCGCCAGCAGTACGACTATCTCTACGACGAGATCGTCAAGCTGCGCGACAAGGTTGCAGAACTAGAACACCAGGCCGCCGGCCGCATGCCTTGGAGAAGCTAATGAACATCATGGAACTGCTGGCTGAACGCCGCAACTTTTACATCAAGCACCCGCAGCTTGGCCCTCGCCATCTGGAATTGCTGGAGCAGATCGGTCTGCACGACCACCGCGGGATGGCGCTGACCATCACCGAGGCAATGAAGCTGGGCGTTGGCTCACCGGCCACGGCGCACCGCGCAATAGATGAGCTGGAGTTTGTTGGCCTGATCCACAAAGTCCACCACAAAGACGACATCCGCACCAAGTATCTGCTGCTGGACGCCAAGGGGTGGAAGTACTTCAAGCGCCTGCAAAAGCTGATGGAGGCCAAATGATCCTCACCAACAAACACAACCTGCCGCAGACTTTTGTCAACGTTATCAAGCGCCCGACATACAGCAAAGGCAAGGCCCACCTCTCCGCCACGGAGATGATCAACAGCCCTCAGATTGTCCAGCTGAAGCACCGGCACTGGGACGACATCGAGGTAGATGCCAGCGAGATGGTCTGGTCCCTGTTCGGCTCCGCGGTGCACGGAATCCTCGAGCACGGCAAAGACAAGAACCATATCGTAGAGGAGCGGATCCACCTGACCCATGACGGCTGGAACCTGTCCGGCGCCATCGACCTGCAGGAGATTGATGAAGACGGCGGCGTCCACATCAAAGACTACAAGGTCACCGGCGCATGGGCGGCCCAGAACGAAAAGGAAGAGTGGCACCAGCAGCTGAACATCTACGCTTGGATGGTAGCCAAGGCCAAGCAAAGGACGGTCAAGTCATTGCAGATCATCTGTATCGTGCGCGACTGGTCCGGCCGTGATGCTGCCGCCAAGGAGACCTACCCGCAAGCCCCGATCGTTTCCATCGATATCCCACTGTGGGACTTTGAGAAGCAGGAGGAGTTTGTCAATGACCGTCTGCACCAGCATGCCGCCGCCTACTTTGAAAGCGACACCGGGGGTGAACTACCTGAGTGCACAGAGGCGGACATGTGGGCCAAGCCGGAGGCGTTCGCAGTAAAGAAAGAAGGAGGAGTCAGAGCAAAGAGCGTACACCCCACAAGAGAGCAAGCAGAAGCGGCACTGCCCCCAAAGGGCTACTTCATCGAGCACCGCCCAGGCGAGCGCACCCGATGCGAGAAGTTCTGTCAGGTCAGCAGATTCTGCGCGCAACACCAAGCATACCTAGCAACGAAAGAAAACAATGAGTGATAACAACTTCATCAAGCTGGCGTCCATCGACGTTGGCGACAAGATCGAGAAGAAGCAAAACCTGAGCTACCTGTCATGGGCTTGGGCCGTTGACCACCTGATGCGCCACGACCCCATGGCCAACTGGACGTTCCACGAGCCCCAGATGTACGGCGAGACCATGATGGTTTCCTGTACCGTCACCGCCTTTGGCAAACCCCTGACCATGCACCTGCCGGTCATGGACCACCGCAACCAGGCCATCAAGAACCCTGACGCCTTTGCCGTCAACAAGAACATGATGCGCTGTCTGGTCAAGGCTATCGCCTGCCACGGTCTGGGCCTGTACATCTACGCCGGCGAAGACCTGCCCGAGGGCTCGGAAGAGGAGAAGCCTGCACCCAAGGCCGCCCCGAAACCCGCAGCCAAACCTGCTGAGCCTAAGCCGCCAGCAAAGGTTGAAGGCAAGGCCGGACCTTGGCAACTGACCGTGACGACCGACCCGGAAGCAGACTTCCAAGCATGGATCGGCATTGTGCTCGAGGCCACCCGTCTGGCCCTTGGCCAAGCGGCAAACGAGAAGGATGTTATGGACATCTTCAAGGTTAACCGGGTCATCTTTGACCGCCTCAAGGCTGACGCCCTAGACGATTACACAGCCCTCATGGCTGATTTCACCAAGCGTAAGAACGAAATGAAGGAGCAAGCAAATGGCAACTAAGTACCCCAACAGCGGCAAGCTGTCCGCCAACCGTTACAAGGACAACGAGAAGAAGCCGGACGTGGTCGGTGAGCTGATCATGACCCGCTCCGCCCTGAAGGAATTGATGGGCGAGCATGACGACGACGACATCGTAATCAAGCTGTCAGGCTGGAGCATGGACGGGCAGTACGGCCCTTGGACCCGGCTGGCATGGAACAACTACAAGCCCAAGACCGATGGTAACGTTACCAAGCCTCCGGTCCAGCAGGCGATCGAAGACGATGGTGACGTCCCTTTTAATTAGAACGGGCCTATAATGGTTGAACCCAAAAGCACAAGGAGTTCAACATGGTTCGTTCGGAAAAAGAATGTTTTAAGTGCAACACCGTCAAGCCGTTGGCCGAGTTTTACAAACACTCGCAAATGGCTGACGGCCATCTCAACAAATGCAAGGAGTGCACAAAGAATGATGCAAACAAACACAGGGATCAGAATCTTGAAAAGATCCGCGCCTATGACAGGGAGAGGGGGAAGATCCCAGAGCGCATCAAGGCGAACACGGAGATTACCCGCGCATGGAGAGCAGAGGACAAACGAAGGGCAATTGCACACAGAAAGGTTTCTAGCGCCATTAAATCCGGGGTCTTGGTACGAAACAAATGTGAACGATGCGGGGATGAAAAGTCCGTCGCTCATCACGAGGATTACGACAAACCTCTCGACGTTATTTGGTTGTGCCAGCCATGCCACAAACAAAGACACAAAGAGATAAATGAAAACCTCAAATCAAAACTTTGAGATCCATTTGCAACGCGCGGAAGTCTACTTCCAAATCTGGCAACAGGAAAGTTACATGCTCCCGTTGCTTTTGAGAGGTGGCGCCTTTGAGCGCAGGATGTGGATAGAACTATTCAAATGGGCAGGATGGAGAGAAAAATGATTGATGCAAACAAACTCCAGTACTTCACCATGGCGGCGTGGCTCCGCGGCTACGCAGACGGACTGGACGAGTACGAAGATAAAAACCTGAAGCTAAAACTAGCCAAGGCGGCCGACATGCTGGACTACGTCTGGGGTCGGTATGTAGAAGAAGAAGGAGAGAAGCAATGAGCCACCCGCAATTCGAGGCGGTCAAGGTCGCCCTGAAGCAGGACAGGACTGGATATATCCTCACCCTGAACGTGCATCCAGACGACCTAGATGAGCGGATCCTGCGCGACTTTGTCGGCGCGCGCTACCAAGTGGTAATGGTCAGGCTCAACGGGGAAGAGCGCCCCATGAACCGGGACACAGACAACGGCCCTGACGCCGTGAAGCTGGCCGCCATTCTGTGCAAGGACAAAGACTTCCACACTTACCTGACCCAGATCGGGGAAGCCATGGAAGCCAGCGAGTCTGCCGCTATCGGCTGGCTCCGGGCAACCCTAAACGTGGAATCCCGAACGGAACTACGCAATGACCCGGTCAAGGCGCAGAAGCTATTCAAGATCAACGAAGGATTCAAATCATGGAAACACGGCGGTTAATTCCCTACTCCGTCCACCTCCCTGAGCATATCTACAAGAAGCTCAAGGATGCGGCAGGTGACCGCAAGGCATCAGCCTTGGTGCGGGACGCCATAGCCCTGATTTTGGATGGCGGCGACGCCTATAA